ACGAACTAAAGCGCACTTGCCTGCAAGGTATGGGGATGAGGATGAAGTGCCAGACCAGTCTCCAGTGAAGTCGATGAAGTCGAGACCTTCACCGCCGTTGGAATATCCGTGCCTGCGGAGATCGTCCGTCTTGCCACCATACATATACATCGCACCGACGTACCACCAGCCATAGTCCGAGTTGTCGAAAGTCTTGTCTCTGTTGCTGTCGTTCGCAGAAGATGCGAAACAGCACAAGTCATACTTTTCGATGAGCCGTTTCCATTCGGGATGCGTCTTATAGCCTGGATACGAGAATGGAGCTGGAGACAGGCTTGCATTGATGACCTTGATGTTGTGGGTGGCGATGAATTCCTCAAGCGGTACTCTAATCTGATTCTTACCGCTCAAGTCCTCATCCTGCTCCCAGTAGACAACAGGATCTTTCAATTCCTTCAACCCTGCTGCGTAGCACACATTACCGCTCAACACAGTGGCATCTGGAGCAGACCCGAATATGCGTTTGCGAGAGGCCTTTCCGTGTCCGTTGTGTCCTGTGTAGCCTTCCATGTTCCACACTGTGATGCCCTTCCCTGTGTATCCATGCTCCCACCAGTTGGGGATGTTTGAGAATTCATTGTTCTGTTGAGTTTTTTCTGCATTAGGGAATGCTCCCATAGAATCACCTCGATTTAGGTTGCGTAATTGCTCCCCTCTAACGAGAGCGTGAGCGTTACGTCAGTTAGTTTAATTTTTTTTCTGGTTAATAAAAGTTTTCCAGAACTTGATGCATTAAGCCTAATCTGCCTTATAAAACTTTCGTTTGAGTGACCGACCAACATACTCCCAACTTTTTCAAAAGAATAAGTATAAATCACGTCACCAGTCCAAGTTACATTAGATGATACAATAGTTTTCAGAGTCTTCGTGTCACTGGAACCATCGTTTACTTTCAAATAAAATCCAGGAGAATAACCACCATATACTGTTCCATTCACAGCGCAAATTAATCTGTATTTTTTATACTCATTAAATGTGACACCGCTAAATAAGAGTTCGTGTATCACAGTTTCCGAGTCACCGCTTGTGGAACTCTCCGAAAACGTTTGCTGCCAAGTAACAAGTGGGTGCCATGTTACGTCAGAGGCCGTAATGCCCCCCCACTACCATTTATTGTAAGTGACATTTTACTCCTCCTTAATCAAAATAAGCCATCCATGAATATGTGTTGCCATTTGCATTCATGCCAACTATCGCACCGTTCGTGCCTGATCCATACCATGACAGTGTATTCGTTGTGCTATCAAACTTTGCATAGATGTCTGTAGAAAGCCGTGCTGTATAGGCTGATTCTTTCCACTTTGCTACGCTTGCCCGATAAGATGAAGTCAGCACATACATGAATACAGTCACAATATTCATCCTACTGTTGGACGGGTCTACCCTAAAGATTTCAAAATGAACAGGCTTTCTTGGGAAGGTCAATGACCTGGCACCTGTTTCGCCCGATGTTCCAGTGCCGACATAAGTACCAGACATGATAGACTGGCTACCGCCCCCACCATTAAGACCTAAACTCATTTAATCACCACCTTTACTATAATCGGTATATCAACTGTCGGCACCTCACCGACCGCCGTCAGAATATTACTCGTAGCACTCCCCACCAGCTTCGCACGTGTCCATGCTGACAGTTGCTCCTCCGTTGCCGTCTGACCCGGCTCTATCTCCACGTCGTAGGTGGATGATGGGTACTGCGATTCGAAGGAGTAGGTCTTGTTTGTTTCGTCCCATGTACCAGCTGACAGGGTGGCTGTCGTGATGGTGCGCCCGTTGATGATACGGTCCAGCCATGCAGCGTCCAGCTTGTCCCAGTTCTCGTTCAGCATCGTCGTGATGTTGAACGTGTCAGAAGCATCTGCTACAGGGTCTTTTTTATAGAGGTCCAAATTAGGTGTGTTACTTGCCAAATCTCTCTACCTCCTATCCTGCAAAGTAGCTCATCGGTGTCGCTTCCATCTCAGCCAGTGTCATGACTTCGTGGACTTCTCCAACGAGCAGGTACTTGAAGTTATAACGGACTTCTAAGTGTGCCGGGACGACCTGCAGGAGAGCCTTCTGCAGTGTGGCCAGGTCCGAAGGGATGCCCATCACGCTGTTGAACGTGATCTCGATGTATCCCGGGCCTGCTTCTACGTCACACTCACCATTGAGCCAGCCGTCGCAGATGGACTGGATGTTCTCCCGTGTGGCAGGAGCACCCTTCTTCCACATGGCTGCTATGTAGGCCCTCCGGTCTGCAAGGCTCTTCTCTTCGTCCGGCACGATGCCCAGCATCTTCTCATACATCTGGATGGATGACAGGTTCATCTTCTCAAAGTCGTATGAGTTGAAGATGTCGATGATCCGCTGGGCCTGTATGTCGAAGCTGATACCGGCCACCTCGAAGATCGCCTGTGTCCATGGATCTTTCGCCAGTCGCCAGTGTATCTGCTTCAGAGCGAATTCTTTCATCATGACAGCGTCACCGTCCCGATCACAGGCACTTCCCTGTCAGTCAGCTGTACAGAGGCTGTCCCGTTGTTGACTCTTAATGCGTTATAGTCGAGGACCCCTTCAGCATCCATGATGCATTCACCTATCTTTGCGTAGGAGACATAAGTCTGATACTGGTCGATGGACAGCCGATAGAATGCGATCTCCTTCAGATAGGCTGTGATGCTCGCCTCGATCTCGTCCTGAACGTCTGCGATCGTGTAGCCGTCGGCCACCGTCAGCGTTGCACTCACATTGATCGTCTTACCCGTTGCACCGGTCACAGTGCACACAGCACCAACAGGAGCGACTCCCGCTCCGGTACCGGTCTGCCCCGGGTCGATGTAGGTCTGCACGTCTGAGATCAGATCTGCGGATGGTACACCCATGTCAGAATCGGTGATGCAGACCTCCACGGTCCCAGCTCCGTACTCCAATGGGAACACCTTTGCACGGCCTACACCGTCCACCGATGTGGCCCAGTTGATATATGCCTGCTGATTGCACCCGTTGTCCGGGTACATCAGATTGTCCAGGTACCGCTGCAACAGGTCGGAGTCTGTCTCCTTGGATGTCCCGCCTGTCGCCGGGTCCGGATTCGTGAATGAATTGATACCGGCAATGGTGGATGGTACCTGCGTGATGGTGTTCGCTGCAACATTGCTCTCTGTACCGTCTTCCACCGCCTCCAGCTGTACATAGTCATTATCTTCCACAGCCTTCGTCTCCAGTGACCTGAACACGATACCGCTCTTTGTGGCGAACAGGTCGCCCTCGTTGATGGTACCGCTGCCGGACAGGATCTGGATCTCTGCCAGTGCCTTGTTCCCGTCCTTTCGGGACAGGCCTCTGTGCTGGTACACGAACCGCTCCAGGTCCTCGCCGGTCATGTTGAAGATGTCCAGATGCTCCTCTGCTGTATCAAGGTCCTCAGAAAGAGAAGCACACCCGAACGCAAAGGCCCGGGTGTAGTCATAGGTCGGATACCCCGGAGTCTTCTGGTACTCGTCAGATAAAGCCATCATCATGTCGTCATGGATGGACTCAATATCCCTGCTCAAACTCAGCCACCTCCTTCGTTCCGTCGCTTAATAATACTGAGATGGAGATCTTCTCTCCGTCCCATGTGAAGTCTTCCATATCGTCGATGCCCGGATTGTATCTTGCGGACTCGAGCATCTTTCTCTTGAACTCTGACAAAGAAAACCCTCTGGGGATCTTCTTCCCGATGAGATCAAGAGCATCCCCGCCGAAGTCTATCGGATAGATCGGGTACCGGCCCTGCCTGGTCCTCACGACCAGCTGAAGCCATTCCTTGACCGCATCCACAGCCGTGACCATCACCGGGGAACCGTCCTGCATGTAGAAGTGGTCCTCATCCCAGTTGAAGGCCAGCCCGATACCGACCTCTGTCGGGTCCCTCAGCATCGGCTCTGTGAATTCTTCGTTTGTTACTGTCACGTCATCAAACAGCACCTAAACCACCCCCAATACTATGAATTTCTGTTCACCCAGCAAGGCCACAGTCTGACCTTTGTGGAGCATCCCGCAATGCTGTAATACAAGCAGGTTCTCCTCGCCCAGCCGGACCTTACCGTCGTAGATCGTCACGATCAGCGGGCCCTCATAAGTGACCAGTCCGGTCAGAGGGTCCGTTGTCATCTTCGGTGATATGACCTTCCCGGTCATGTATGGCGGGAATGTCGGATTATTTCTTTTCTTCAGCTCTCCGGCCAGTTTATGTTCCCATGCCATACTATCTCACCCTTTCCAGTGTCATCGTCATCATGTGCGGGTTCCCATAAGAATGCTCTACAGACTGCACCCAGAAGTCACCGTGGGCCTCCTCCATGTCTATCGTGAGCCTTACACCGGCCACTACAGCGTCGGAGCCGTATGTGGTGATGGTGAAGCCTTCCGAGACCATGTTCATGGATGCCAGGAGGTTCTTTGCCTTCTG